GTTTTATCACCCCAGGAGATTATTTTCTATTTTGAAATTAAGCATGCTTATCTATTTAGTGCTCATACTATATTATATCGGATATCAGTGTGCTTAACATGATATTTTATATAATTTGACCGTTATTTACGATAAACTTTTTAATGTAAAAAATGAAAATAATTTTATTTGTAGTTGTTACGCAGACTACTTATATACTTATTTCAACATAGCGTAACCCTATGTTGACGAGAATTGAATTCTTTTTAGAATTCAATTTGTGTAATATGTTTTCTTTCCTAATTGTTATTTTATATTTGAAATGTGATTGTATATATTTAATGTTCGACTGTCAGGAACATTGAATATAATATATTTGTTTAAAAAGAAAAATAAAAACTGATTATATATGAGATGCTCTTCATTGAGTGCCTCAAGTCGATAGTTTTTGTTGGAGACTCTGAACTCCGCATTGAATCTACTATTGTGCAGGAAAGATTCGGGTATACGATTTTACCCTCAGTAGAAATACAAAATCACAGGTCTGTTGCGTGTAGCTGCCTGAATAATTGCTCACAGCACCCCCCCTTAATTTTACTTCAACCATGATTACAACTCAAGAAAAAAGATTAAGTGAAGTCCGTGGTAGCGCCCGGCTAAGCGACAATACTATCAATATGTTACAAAAAATTCGAACTCTACCAACTCATTTACGAATTGAAATTTGGAAATTTCACAATCTGTATGATGACTACGGAATACCATGTGATAATTTTGATCATTTTGAGAGATATTTCCAAAGAGGGTATGATATTAAATTATTTTTATCATTATCGAAGAATGAGGTTGATGAATTGGTCTACTTTATGACCAAAGTTGATGAATGCCCTATGTTTGCAATTAATGAAATGTTGAACTATAAATCCAAGATGGAGGAACCTGTATACTTAAACGTTGCTATATCCCTGAAGCGGATTTATGGAGATTGTGAGATTGAGGATGTACTTGAGTTTTCTGATAAGCACGATGTTTCAATTAAGGAAGCACTCAATATACAAGATTGTCTTCCTGAGAGTAAGGTCTGTGAGTGCTCAGTCCCAAAGTGGAAATATGATGTTATAATAATATATTTGGCTATGTTTGTGTATTACATCTTCAATCAATTTGTGATTAAAGTTGTGCACCAGAAAGTTAAATATCAATGTATGGAAATAAATTGTTTATGCAAAGTCTGTGTGGAGAAGGAAATTAACTATAGTTATTATAGATATGCTTCTACCCAGTACCGCCTTATTTATCAACAATCCATGTCGCGCGAAACGAGAAAACTGATGAATTTTTATTATAAATATCGTGATGCATATCGACAACAGGAGATGCTTGATTACTTAATGCATTTATTGGAAGATTCATTATATTTTGTTGCTGTAGCTATAGAAGATAACCCAAAAAGGCGTCGAGCAGATCAAATTATATTTGCTCTTTGCATTTTTGCAAAGATACGACATAAGGGTTTTCTTTTAGATATAATAATGGAACAATATATACCCTATTTAACCACGTTGCTTAAATCGCCTGAAACTACACAATCATTTGAAAATGGATTACATAAGTTACGATCAGTGTATGAACAAGGGAAAACTATTAAGAATGCGGCCCTTTTTACAAAATTACATAGATGTACGATGTTTTTATTGAGTTTTTCTATATTGGAGAAAGCTGGGATAACTATGGACACATGTGGTTTTACAAAAATTGAACAAGCTTTTAACAGTAAGAAATATTCCAATAAGACAGATTTTTTTATGTGTGTAATGGATACAGTTATTTTCCTCTTGGAGAGAGGATATCAAGTTTATAAAACTGGTGATGTTTCTACAATTTTACATACTTCAAATGAATATCAACAGATCTTTGACGATTGTGCCGACTTACAGTATAAGGAGAGATTTTTATCTAACCCTGAAGCTGGTGGTTTTACTGAGTGTGAATATAGAGCAAAATTAGATGATACAATTGAGAAATTGACGAATATAAATAAACATTGTTATGATCTATCTAAATTTGATAAAGAATTAATAAAGCAAAAACTATTTACTATGAAGATGTTATTTGCTGATTTAACTACAAAGAAAGAAGGAAGGAAAAATCGAGATGCCCCTTTTGGCGTTGCAATTTTTTCCCCACCAGGGATGGGCAAAACTACTCTAACAAAAATGTTATCCACATTCTTTTGTCGCATTAGAGGATTACCTACTGGTGATCAGTATTTTTATACTCGAAATGCTGCAGATCCTTTCTGGAGTGGATTTGTTTCGAGTGTGCATACATTGATTTTAGATGATATAGCTTCTGAGAATCCTGATTTAAAGGATCCTAAGTCAGTTAATGAAATTATACAGATTATGAACAACGCTGCTTTTTGTCCTAATCAAGCAGAATTAGAAATGAAAGGGAGAACACCATTACGAGTGAAAAATGTTATTGCCACAACAAATGTTAAGGATTATAATGCTTATATATATTGTGCTGTTCCATCTGCCGTGATACGTAGACTACCATTTGTTATAATACCAACTGTTAAGCCTGAATATTTGTCAGATAGAGGCATGTTAGATTCGACTAAAGTTGAACCAGGACCATTTCCAGATCTATGGACATTTACCGTAGAAAAGATAGTTTGTCGAAAGGCTGTAAATGCCACAGAATTAAGACGATTACCCGATCGAGTTAATATCTTAACTGATGCCAATCAGCACGAGTTTTTTAGTTGGTTAAGAGATGCTATTAATGATTTTGAAGTTGAACAAAAGAAGATAAAAACTAGTATGGAGGAAACAGTGAATGCTGCTTTTTGCACTTGTTGTAACTTGCCTGAAGTTATGTGCGCTGGACCAAGTAGAGTTGAGTCATACCCAATGCTTGATAGATCACTATTTATGTTATATTTGTTTGTGATTATTGGTGTAATCATAAGGGCATTTGTTGCATTTAAAAATAAGTATCGAAAGTTTTATCTGAGTGCACGATTTTATTTAGGTATTGCTTCCCCACAGGAGATATACGAACTTTTTGCTACTGTTTCACGACAATATTTCACTAATATTGGAGACAAAATGATGAATAAGTTGAATCATCCAAAATTTTTTCTTTCAGCGGTTTCCGTCATTGTTTCAATTATTGGTTTTTCCTATATGCAAAAGAGACCTCAGAAGGTTCAGGGTACTATAGACACTAATATTGGTGATAGACCTCAAGCTGAAAGCAATGGTAGAGAAAATGTTTGGTATAAGAATGAGATGGAATTAAGTGAATTGAATTTAACACGGCAGTCCCAGTCAAGTAAATCTAACTCTTTTGCCGATTTCCAAAAGAAAATTTTTAAGAATGTAGTTTCTCTTGAAATAGATATACCCAATACAGAATCATATATGCCATGTCAAGCTTTATGTTTAGGTGGTCAAGTTTATATTACTAATAATCATAATGTTCCAGAAGGTGATGTTTTAGAGGTCCGTTTTGTACCATTTTCTAAACAGCAAGGTGTCACTGGTAATCAAAGATTTAAACTTACTAAAAATAATATCAGACGATATCCTGAAAGGGACATCGTAGTCATATACATTACTTGTGTTCCACCAAAGAAAAACATAACAGATCTTTTTGTTAAGAAGAATGGAGGCATCTATAATGGTGCCTATATTAAAAATGTAAAGGGTCAGTGTGTCATCAATGAAACACGAAATATTAGATTTCATCCACACCATGAATATAATATAGAAATTAAAGGAAATTTTGACACTTTAATAGGTTATCCAAGAGTTCCGACTGATTTTGGAGATTGTGGTTCACCAATACTGCTCCAGAGCAATTTTGGGTATGCTATAGGTGGAATACACGTAGCTTCAAATCAACTAATGAATACTTCTTTTGCACTAGCACTTGACCAAGAATTTGTAAATACGTTATTTAATTCAGATGTGTTTGTTAGGGTAGAATCAGGATCACACGATCTTCTAAGTGCTCCTTCAGCTGATCGTGAAGTGGTTCCTTTACATCATAAATCTGTATTTAGGTATTTACATAATGGTACTGCAACATTGTATGGTTCTTTCGCTGGTTTTCGAGGGAAAAGTTCATCCCGAGTTGAAGCCACACCAATGAGTGCTTTCCTGACTAAAGAAGGATACAAAATTAAATTTTTCAAACCCGAAATGAAGTCGTGGGAACCTTGGCATATAGTAGCTGATAAAATGGTTTCTAAGAAAGCCGAAATTAGAACTGATATATTAGACATGTGTGTTAAGGGTTATATAAGTGATGTTATGTCCAAGTTAGAGGATCCAGAAAATATACATATGTGCATGGTCCTGGATGATTTTACGGCTATTAATGGTGCTCAAGTTGCTTATATAGATAAAATGAACAGAAATACTAGTGCGGGAAATCCATGGAAAAAGAATAAGAAATATTTTTTAAACTCAATTGAACCAGCTCATGGTATGTTGGACCCGGTTGAAGTCGATAGTGAAATTATGGAGCGTGTTGTAGATATTATAGATCGAGCTAAAAGATTAGAATGTTCACATCCAAATTTTTGTGCACATTTAAAGGATGAACCTGTATCTCTTAAGAAAGCCAGAATGAAAAAGACTAGAGTTTTTACAGGGGCCCCTATGGATTATATAATAGTCGTTCGTAAATTTTGTTTAGGTTTTGTCCGCCTAGTTCAAAATGAGCGATTTGCTTTTGAAGCTGCGCCAGGAACTATAGCACAATCTTTAGAATGGGAGCAATTATACACCTATTTAATTCAATTCGGAGAAAATAGGATGGTAGCTGGAGATTTTGTGGGATATGATACTTCACAAGTGCCTCCTGAAGTTTTGGCTGCTTTCAAAATTATTTATCACTTTAGTAAAATGTCGGGAAACTTTACAGAAGAAGAGTTGAATGTGATAGCTGTTTTAGCGTATGATACAGCTTTTGCTTTAGTGGATTATAATGGTGATTTAGTAATGTTTCATGGTATTAATCCCTCAGGCAATCCGTTGACGGTTGTCCTAAATTGTTTAGTAAATTCATTAAGGACTAGATATGTGTATTACTTATTGAATCCAAATAAAGAAATTGATTCTTTCCGTAATAATGTTAATCTTATGACATATGGTGACGACAATATAATGGGCATTAGTGAGAGTGTGCCATGGTTTAATCATACAACCATATCAGAAGCTTACGGAACTATGAATATAGAATACACTATGGCGGATAAAGAATCAGCTAGTGTACCTTATATAAATATAAGTGAGGCTGATTTTTTAAAAAGAAAATGGCGCTATGACGATGTTTTAAAGTGTCATGTAGCACCATTACATCATGATTCCATAGAGAAAATGTTAATGGTTTGGACTAAGTCCAAAAGTGTACCCTGTGAAGTTCAGGGTATTTCAGTAATTTCATCAGCATTGAGTGAATACTTCTTTTATGGTAAAGAAGTTTTTGAAGAGAAACGAAATTTATTCCGAAAACTCGTTGATGATCTTGATTGGTGTGTTTTTGTAGAAGATAGCACTTTTCCTACGTATGAAGAGCTGTGTTTGAGATTCCAAATGTGTTCCAAACATTGCGCTTTATATAACAAATTCTACTAGATTTTATTTATTTTATCTAGTTCCCACTATTGTATCGTCCTCAGTAGTGTCCATAGGGAATAATAAAATATCAAACTCACAAGTGAAGCACTTGTGTCTGCAGGGAGACGCATCATGAATACGAAGTACTAAGAAAAAAGAGGAAAAGATTTCTAAGATGCGGTGAAACTTATGGTTCTAAGTTTTCTTCGGAGGTAAAGCTGCAGGAGAACTAAATTACAAAATGGGATATGCTTTTAATGAAAATAAAAATATTTATAAAACACAAACTTCAGAAATTGAAGTACAAATGGCGCAAATTATTACACGTTTTGCGCACACACACTTTGGACATTGTACATGCACTACAGTGTCTTTCTGCGATTACTGCAATTTTCTACAATTGTTGGAAAATTGTTCTGGAATCATAAATTATGATAATTTATTAAATAAACCTCACTTTTTGCAATCTACTCCAGTAGATAAAAATGCTCCTGAGGAGGGTTCAAACACCACCCAAGCGCAAAATGTTGGTTTTGATGATGATGAAGATGATGCTATTGTTGAAATTCCGCATACTATGACTCATTATAAAGTTGACACATCACAAAACGTGCTACTTGGCGATTTTCTTCGTCGTCCGACGCAGGTTTATTCACATTCGTGGATAATTGGTAATACAATGGACATAGCAACTCATTATTTTCAACCTTGGCATGCTTTTTTCAATTATGCTGCAATTAGGAAAAAACTAGATAACTATTATTTATTGAGATGTAACTTGCATTTGAAATTTGTAGTGAATGCTTCGCCGTTCTTTTATGGTTGTTCTATGGCCTCATATCAACCGCTCACAAATTTCAATCCTAGTCCAATAGTTATTGGAGCAGCAGCTGAAGAGTTAGTACCTTTATCTCAACGTCCACATATTTACGTGTACCCACAAGATAGTCAAGGAGGAGAAATGATTTTGCCATTTCTTTATCATAAGAATTGGTTAGATGTCACATCAGCTACAGATTTACAAAATATGGGTAAAGTATCGTTCCAATCTTTTGGTCCCTTACTAAATGCAAATGGTGTTGTTGGCCAATCCATAGAGATTGTCGTATATGCTTGGGCTGAAGATGTGGAGCTAGCTGGTCCAACCGTTGCACTGGCTGTACAATCAAAACCCAAGCGAAAGCAATCTAATAAACCCAAAATGAAAGATGAATACGCTGATTCTGGTGTGGTTTCTAAACCAGCAAGTGCTATAGCGCACGCTGCTGGCTTATTATCCGAGATACCCGTAATTGGCCCTTTTGCCACAGCTACTCAATATGCTGCTAATGCCGTATCAGACATTGCATCTTTATTTGGTTTTACGAACACACCTGTTATAGATGACATTCAACAAACTCAGCTTACACCCTTTCCTAATCTTGCTTCGACAGATATTGGCATGCCAGTGGACAAGCTTACTTTGGATGCAAAAAATGAGCTATCTATAGATCCAAGTATTGGCGGTGTAGCTTCTGAAGATGAACTTTTAATTTCACATTTGGTGCAAAGAGAATCCTTTATTTTGCAAAATACTTGGTCTGCGTCAGATTCCAAAGGGACTTTGCTCTTTCATACGAGGATAAGCCCCAAATATATGAAGAGACCGGCTATCACAGGTGGAAGAGTATTATATTACACACCTATGGCATATTTAAGTGAAATGTTCAAATTTTGGCGTGGAGATATAGTTTTTCGTTTTAAGTTCATTTGTTCAAAATATCACAGAGGTAGAGTGAGAATAAATTGGGATCCACATGGTGATATTGGTGCAGCCGGAGATTATACTACTGAAACATATACTCGTATTGTGGATATAACTGAAAATACAGATGTAGAATTCGTTGTGCCATACACACAATCTTTGGCTTATCTTAGTGTTCCAGGCGATGGTGAATATATCACCATTACTGATGGTGGGACTGCTAATGTGGGTGTTACATTCAATGGATGTTTAACTATGCGTGTTTTGAATACTCAAACATCACCCATAGCAAGTGCCGATATCAGAATTTTATGTTTTGTGCGTGGTTCTTCCAACATTGAATTTGCTTGTCCAATTGAACTCACTGGTAATGACGCCCCTTATGCAATTCAGAGTAAGCCTTTTGATAAGAATGGTGATTCTCACAATTTAGGGTGCGGACCTAGCGTTGCTGATCCAAATATCAATTTAGTTTATATGGGTGAGAGAGTTACTTCATTACGTCAATTAATGAGGAGACAGAGTTTATATAAAAGATGTGTTGCGGGTTCCGCTTCAGCTATAGACAATATTTATAAAACAACGCACATCCTTTCAAGAAACCCTTTATTTCCAGGTTTTGATGTGAACGGGGTTGATCTAGCTATAGGTCCAATAAGTACTCTTTCTGAACCTTATAATTGGGTTAATTGGCATCCAACTTCATGGATGAGTCTCTGCTTTGTCGGACATAGAGGCTCTTACATCTATACCGTTAATGTGAATGGACAGATGAATGCTAAAACGTTGAAAGTTGTGAGAACTTCTAAAACTCACACCGTCGCTGCAAGTTCAACAACAGCAGCATATGGGGGAACAGGAGCTTTGAAAGCAGAAGTTGTTAATACTAATAGTAGTGGAATAGAAGGACAAACTATAACTTCACAAGAGACACAAGCAGGAATCACAGCATTATTACCAATGTATAGTAACTTTAAGTTCCAAATGAACTCGGCCCTTTACAGAAGTTTGGGTATAGCCGATGATGGATCGAATACCGATTCCATTTTAATAGAACATTGGTATCAAACACAAACCAATTCATTCAATGATGTTTACACTGATTTGTACATTGGCGCTGGGCCGGATTATAGTTTAATCTTTTTCTTAAATTGCCCCTGTTTGTACTCATTGAGTTCATACCCTACACCCCTACCTTAAAACACAGTTGTCAATGCTGTGTCTGCTCATAGAGCAGTTCAATCTCATGTCGATCATGAAACTGCTATATACCTAGGTATATTGCTTCACGGA